TTTTGTTAGTGGCATACTTAAATTTTTTTAACTTGGTTGTTATTTAGTATCACAAAAAATTTAACTATGAAATCTAAAGATAGCATTAGTTGTTTTCCTCAGCTGGTAAAGGTGTATTACCTTCTTCAAGCCATTTTAAGTATTCTTGATAATCTGTATTGGCTAAGTCAAATGGAATACCTGCAATATCAGGAAAACGAATTACACCATTAGGTGTTCCTGTGTAAATATTTTTTGTTATTTTATATTTAATCATTATTATAACTCAGAAGAAGCAGTATATTGAAAGTCATGCATTGCACCGGTAGTAAAAACGGTTCCACTATTTGCTAAAAACCCAGCATTTTCAGTACCTACGTTATTGTTTAAATTTAATGTCGTACCTACAACAGATCCAGTACCTGAATTTCTAGCTGTTCCGTTAGCATCAGAACCACTTGCTCTAACAGTTGTTGTTGGGGTTGCTCTCATTGAAACTTTCCATGCAACATTACCTACACAAAAAGCATTTCCAACAGCAAAAAAACCTATATTACCAGTTATTGAAGAATTATAAGTTGTTTGATAATACCTCTGACATCTACCTAAGCTAACATCAATAGGTAAGAACTCAAAATCAGATGCAGCAGAACCTTTTTCTAATTGTACATCTGTAATGTATAAAAAATCTCCAGCAGTTGTATCAGTTACATCAGACCAGATAAATACTATAATGTTTTTAGTAGATGCAGTATCTACTGCAGCACTTACTGAATAAGTTGCATAAGAAGTTGTAACGCTTAAATTTGCAGGTGTGTTTTCATAAGTGGCATTTGCAATCAAAGTTGGATTAGTTCCCTCAGCACCCCATGCAGAAATAATATCAGAGGTTACTGTATCTGCTGTGCCAGACCAAGCAACGATTGCACACTTAACATTATCTAATTTTGTAGTAGCTGATACCTTAGCTTTAAAAGATAAAGTTACAGTATTACCAATTAATCCTACACAATTCTTTTGTTCTATAATTTGTGCAATACCAAATTTTTTATTTGCTGTTTCAACGTCTAATGCGATTGCAGTTAATTGATTAGTAGGTACAGTTGTTGTTTCTTGAGTAACGTCAATAGCATCATTACCATCAGACAATATATACCATCTATCCAATGTATAAGTATCATCATTATTAGCACTACCTGTTGAAGTAAAAGATGTTGCTCTTTGAGCAACTGCAAAATCACCATTAATAATTGCGTTTTTAGTTAAAGGATTTCCTAATATTTTAGACTGAGCAATAGCTGCACTTGCATTAATGTCAGCATTAACAATAGTGCCATCTACAATCTTTGCAGATGTTATAATACCATCTGTTATATCAGCTGAGGTTAAAGGAACTGCTGAAGGTTGATTTCCTATGAAAGGCATTTAAGTTATCTCCTATGAACTTATATCATCAACTGCAGATACGACTGCATCAATAGATGATGCTGTGTTACTTACGATATATAATCTATCTCCAGATTGAACTACGAATTTTGCACCACCATCTATTACCTGCAAAGCAGATCCAGAAGGTATAGGTGCATCTTTGATAATGTAAAAATTGTTTCCACCACTTGCAATATATACAGAAGCATTAACTGCACTTCCTGTAACATTTGCTAAATTAATTCCTATGATTGTATCGTAACTATTAAAGTCTGAACCATCTGGAATATCAACTGCTGATGTTCCAATGTTTCTTTCTATGTATCGTCTGAAATTTTGTGCCATATTTAATTTCCTATATTAGTTTATATTATAATGCAATAGATACAGCTAGAGCAAATCCTTTTGTTGCAAATGTACTTGTATCAGTAGCTTCTACAGTTAGCCAAGTAGAACCTGTGTAATATTTCAATGTATTTGAACTATTGTTAAAATATAGATCTCCTGGTGTTAAAGGATCATTATCATTATCTAATGTTGGATCACTTGCTTTTTGTCCCAAGTATATATCTTCAAAATTGTCAGTTGCTGTTAGAGCAGCATCTCTTGCACTGTTTGCGGCATTAGCAGCATCAGAAGCTGTGTTAGCAAAGTTACTAGAATTATTAGCAAAGTTACTTGAATTAGCTGCATGGTTACTAGATGTATTAGCAAAGTTACTGGAGTTAGCAGCATGATTAGATGAATTACTTGCATGATTGCTAGAAGCATTGGCAAAGTTTGAACTGTTTGCCGCATGGTTTGAACTGCTATTTGCAAAGTTAGATGAATTGGCAGCATGATTAGCAGAAGTGTTTGCACTATTAGAACTGTTATTAGCAAAGTTGCTAGAATTTGCTGCGTGGTTAGCTGAATCATTAGCACTATTAGAACTATTGTTAGCAAAGTTACTTGAGTTAGCAGAATGATTTGCAGCTGAGTTGGCACTGTTACTAGAATTGTTTGCAAAGTTAGAAGCATTGCTAGCAGAATTAGTTGCAGCATTTGCATTAGCTTGTACTGAACTTAAATATGTAGCTGCATTAGTTGCAGAGTTAGAAGCATTAGATGCGTGATTACTTGCATTAGATGCGTGATTGGCTGCAGTATTAGCTGAGTTAGATGAGTTGTTAGCAAAATTAGAACTGTTAGAAGCATGGTTCGCAGCTGCATTAGCTGAGTTTGTAGCAGATTGTGCATCAACAATTAAATCCCATTTAGCTACATCAGCATTAGAACTGATTGGAGTTGTACCTGTAGACGTATGAGTTGTGTTACAAAGATATACGTTGTTGTTAGAACCATCTTTTACAATATCTCTGGCATTGTATGTAATACCAGCACTCCATGAACCTCTGTTAGTTCCAAGTTCTTGTGTAACTGATAATTCACCATTAGTATCAAATGCTAAAATCTTATTAGCACGATCTGATGCACCCACTGTAAACTCAGTAGATGTCATTGTATTTGTTTTAGATAATTTTAAAGATCTTGTTACTTCTTCTTGCAATTGTTGAATTGCCATTGTTGCTCTGTCTAAACCTTCTTCATGCGATTCAGCAGGGAATGGATCGTTAGCGATATAATCTATTGATTGTGTTTGTGGAATGTTACGTCTTAATACAACTGTTTCAGTAGATGTTGGAATATTACCTGATGTAAATATAACTGATCCACCACCAGAGTTACCAGCACCTGTTACTGTATAGTGGGTTGTAATTGTTTTAACTGTTTCAGTTCCATTAGCTGAACGTATAATTACTTGAATATCTGAGTCTTGGAATATCTTAAATGTATATGAAAACGTAGTTGTAGAATTATCACCTGCGTAACTATTCTTAACTGTAGTTGAAGATATTGTCATAAAGTTCCTTTATTATATTTTAATCTATATGTCTATGGTTTTAACCAAAAATCTTGACCAGTAGCTCTTTTTGTATAACCTTCTAATCTTTGAAAGTAACCTGGATCAATCATTTCTTTTATTTGATAGCCAATAAGATAATTATAAGCTGGTCTTAAAAACCATATATCTTCAGGTAAGTTTGATTCTAATAATCTAAATGCTTTTATTCCAGCTTTATCAAATTTACCTTCATAAATATTACCTAAAGTTTTAAATAAACCCTCAGCATCAGCAAAAGCTGGTCCAAGAAGTGTAGATGCGGCACCACCATTTGATCTACTTATTTCTTGATAAAATATATCATAAATAATTGAACCTCCACCACCTTTTGCAATAGCTGCAGCAACTGTTTTAGGATCTCTAGGATCTCTAGGTTCTTTACCCATTAACATATCCGCAACTGATAATCCTAAATATCCAAACACTGTAGTAAGCACAGTATAATAAGCTAACGCTGGTATTGCTTGATCATATCTTACATTTGGTCCAGTACCTCTAATTATTGGTTCAAGTTTTTTAGTATAAACAGTTGTTGGAAATGATTTAAATTTTGTCATAAGTCTTAACAATAAACCAGCAGTAGTTCCTCTTTCAAATCCTTGGTTTAATATAGATCTTTCTCTAGCACCTGGTTCTAAAACTCCATGATGAACTCTATCATTTAAAAATATTCTCCATTTAGATTGCACTTCTTGTTTGAAATCATTTATTTGTTTATTAGAAAATTTTTTAACATCTGGTTTTGTTTTTTTTAAATAATCTAAAGCATCTTCTGTTGTTATTTCTTTTATATTATCAACAGTTAATAAATTATAACCATCAAATTCTTTTAATGAAGTTTTTCTCATTATATTCCAAATGCCTTCATCAATTTTATATAATCCTAAATTAGATTTTATTTGATCATCTAATTGATTCCATGCAGATTTTTTTGATAAATTACCATAATGATTTTGTAATGCTAAAAACATTGCAGATTTAAATCTTTGCATTAATCCAGTAAAACCAGTGTATTTATAAAAAGAAGATTTGTATTTTGCTAATACTCCAGTAAGCTGTTCTGCAATAGCATCGTGTTCTGTTAATCCACTAATCATGCTATTTGAAAATAAATTAAAAGGTTGAAGTATTTCTTTTAATTGCTCTTTGTTATTAGTTCTTTTTAGTTCTTTTAAAATAAAACTAGTAGAATCTAATAAATTCATTCCATTAACATTAAGCTCAGTTATCATGTTAGGCAAATCACCAAATAAAGAAGTAATAGTAATTCCTCCTAATTTTCCTGTTTCTTGCATAACTCCAATAGCGTTTGCTGTTTTTGCTTGCCAGTTATCAGATCCATAATTAATAGAACCATCAACTTCTTTGTAAACATTTTCTATTTGTTTAAAATTTAAATCCCTAGCAATAGTTCCACCATAATGATTTCTTAATAAAGTAATAACATTATTTAAAGTGTTTATTGGATTTGTTCCTAGCATTGTCATTAAACCATTATCTTGACCAGCTTTGTTTAAACCCATGTGCATTGCTTCAAAAAAATTACCATTACCAAATTTTTGATCATATTCATAAAAAGATAATCCATCTTTAAAATGAAATACTCGTTCAGCACTTTGTCTATTAGCTATATTACGAGAACCAAATTGTTGATTACCATCAAGAGTTACAATGTGATGACCAGATATAATATTATTCCAAGCAACAGATAAAAATTTATTTGGATCTTCACCTTCAAATGTTTCTGCTGGTTTTAATCTTGTTTTAATAAAATCAACCCATGCTGCTTTATGTGCGGATTCATCTTTTACATTATCTCCTGCGGCTTTTAGCATTTTATGAGTTATGTGAGATTGCCTTGTAACATAACCTGGTAATTTTTTAATATAGGCACCAAGACTATTTTTATCATCAACAACCATATCGTTTGCCATTTTAGCAATTTTAGCAATTTCGTATGCTTCTTTGTTTCCTGTTATAGGAACATCAATAGCTCCATCTTCATCACGAAGAAAAGGATTATCAAACATTTCTATAAATATTTCTTTATCAATTTTTCCTGATACAGCTAAATCTATAAGATTATTTTTTTCTAATTCTCCATTAAAAAATCCTTTATATTTAGATTTAAATATAATTTGGTGATTATCTATTGAAAGTCTTGCACCACGTTCTCCAGAAGATATTCCACCAATTAAAGCCTTCAAACCTCTTAATGGATTATTAGGAAAATTTTCTAAATTTTCATAAAATCTTTCAAATGATTTTTGTCTATCATTATAAGCATTAAATTTTTTTATAAGTGCTATTTTTTTTTCTTCATCTGCAATTTCTTTTATAATTTTATCTTGTGTTAATTCTATATTAGAAGCTATTTTGTTTTGATCTAATCTGTTTTTAATTTTATCTAGTAATTCACTAGCTTCTTTATCATTAAATAAATCTTTTACTGCTGCTTGAACCTCAACTAAACATTCTTTATATTTCATTATGCTCCTTTTCTAATAATACAAGATACACCAGCTTGAATGGTTTTAATAACATCATTTTGTCTATCAATATTTTTATTAATATCTTTAAGTTCTAAATCAAATGATTTTAAATAACTAGCAAATGCTGGATTGTTTTTAGCAAAGTTTTCTATACCAGTAAATTGATCTTCAAATGTTTTAATTTCAGATTCTAATTTATTTATATCATCTATATCAATTTTTTTAATTAACATAGGATTAATATCTACAAGTATTTTTTCAGCACCATCTACAGTATAAGTTGTATTAACTCTTCTTATATCTTTATCCATTCCTTGAACAACATTTTTTTCTAAATTCATAATAATGTCTAAATCTTTTTTAGAACTTAAATCTATTTTTCTTGCACGATCTGTAATTGTATTTGGTGTTAATTCTAATCCAGCAGCATTACCATAAACTTGTCTTAATCCTTCTAATTTAGATAAAGTAGATTGACTAACTTGAGATGATTTTTGTTTTTCTAATTTTTGTTGTTCTAAAAAATTTTTAATTGTAGTGTTCTCACCTAATTCTTCAATTTTTTTTATTTTTTTATTTAAATAATTAATCTTAGCAACAATAGGAATAAGTTTTTTATCTTTATTAATAATATTTAAATCAATTTCTTTTTCACCTGCAGCTATTTTTTTAGTTGTAAGTTCTAATCTTCTTTTAGATGCTTTTTGACTTAATTCATCATATTGTTTTTTTAATTTTTGTATTTCTAATTTTTGTTCTTTTGGAATATTTGAGTTTATTTTATCTTTTAATAAAGATCTTAGTTCATCAATACCCTCAACGCTTTTAACATTAGGTTCTAATTGAGTATCTAAAGAAACATTTAAATTTCCTTTAAGCTGCATTTGTTGTATTTTTTGCAATTGTATTTCTTTATTTCTTTGTAATTTTGTTTCTTCTATAAATGCTGCTGCATTAATTCTTTTACCTTGAAGTAATTGACCAACAGAATATTTTATCAAATCTTCTTTTAATTCTGGTGGTGCATTTTCAATGTCTTGATAAAGATTATCTCTACCAGTATATTTTTTATAAACATCACCTATTTTACCAAAACCAACTTGCAATCCTCCTCCAAGAACAGCACCAAATGCAATATTGTACAAAGAATCCATAGCACCATAATCTCTTTGTTCTGCATTAGATAATGCAATTTCAAATGGTTCAAATAAAGTATTACCTATTGCTCCTTCTTGAACCCCTCTATAAAACCTTGCTCTTGTTACTCCATATCTTCCAACCATTTGTAAAAATCTTCCTTGTCCCACAAATGGAATTACAGAAGTTCCAATGTTGATAGGATCTGTAAATGATCCACCTAAACCAGATATAAAATAAGAACCACGAGCAAGCACATTTTGTGGTCCACGAGATATAATATTTTGTTTTTCAAAATCATCTTGTTTTTTTTTAACAAGTAAATCTACATAACCTTTCTTTTCATCTCTTAAAAAAGTTAAACCTAATCCAGCATATTGTTTATTTAATTCTGCCATAGGAATAATTTCATCTTCTTCATAAGAAGCGTAAGTTCTATCTATTGCTCTTTTTAAAGATTCGTATGGAGAGTTTTCTGATGCTAAAGAAAATGTAGTTCCAAATGCCTCAAGCCAAGTTGTTGGCATTGTATCAAGAGCATTTAATCTTTCTTCTTCTGTACTATCTCTTGTTTTAATATCTAAACCAATCATTATTATGGTGTGTATGCTTTTAAATTCATTGCTCTTATTGATTCAAAACTATAGATTTGATCCATAGGAATTACAAAACTGTTTCCATTTTTATCTTTAATGGATTTAAATTCACCATCATAATCTGTAAAATTTATTCTAACATTTTCTCCACTAACTTTCATTGGTGTAAAAGAACCATTTGCTCCTTTAACTCCAAATTTAATTCCTGTATTACCATCCATATACCATTCACCATTTTTTTTAAAATAATCTATAGATTCTTGTTTAGATAAAAAGTTTCCGCCTCTGCCAACTGGATCAACACTAAAATCAGAAAACTCAATATCATTATAATAAAGTTTTGTTTTAAATATTTGAGTTTTTGCTTCTATAAGACCATGATTAACAAGTTTGCCATTTACATCAAAAGGAATATAAAAAGTATCATTAGTAGCATCATAATCAGCTATAAATCCTAAAGACAATTTATCTGCAGCATCTTTTGCACTAGTATATTTACCTTCATAAATACCTCTCATTGCAGCGTTCTTAATTGTTGTAACTGTTTTTCCTATTGATTGAGAATAAGTTGCATAACCATCTGGTTGATTTGCTATAATATCAGCAAGAGGTTGTATATTTTTATTAATTACAGTTATTAATTCTGATTCAACATTTGCATTATCAACTTTTCCTTTAACAATTTTTTTTTCTTCATCCTTTAATTCTCCTAATAAAGAAAAATTTTGTAAATCTAAATCATTGGTAGATAAAGCAAGTGATATATTTGTTCCTATTTTTTGATCAATTTGTTTAACAATATATGGCATAGCATCTCCATAAAATGTTTTTAAATCTTTAATAACTTTTTGTTTTTGTTTAACATCTTTTGTTCCTATAATTAAATCACCAATTTCTTGTATTTTGTTATTTGGCAAATATGTTCTGTATTCATCTGGTATTCTTTGTTGATCATATTTTGCATCTAATGATTTTTTAAAAACATTAAATTGAGTTGGGTCTTGCAAAGATTGTAAATATTCTTGATTTAATTTTTGATCTAAGTTTATAAAATATTCTCCAGCACCTTGTTCAATAATTGTTTTTCTTTTTTCATCTAATGCTCTTTGTGCAACATTTATTGCTTTTGTTTGAGTTTGTTCATCTGGGTATCTTTGTTTAATTATAGGTAATAATGAAGATATTGTGTCAGCTTGCTGACCAAATGGAGTTTCTTTAACTTCTGCTTTTATAACATTGTTAAAATTTTCTTCTTGTCTTTTTGCAATGTTTGTTTGAGCATAAGAAATAAATTTATTTCTATCTTCTAAATCAACTAATGAATATAAATTAGGATTTTCTTTTAATCTATTTAAAAAATTATCATCAGTTTTTGAATCTTTTTGCATAGCTAAAGTTTCAATAGATTTATAAATAGAATCTAATTCAAATTTTTTCTTATTAACACTTATGTTTGGATCTGGATCTGAGATATTTGTATTAACCCAATCTGCAGCTTTTTGTTTTGCAAAATCAACATCTATTGCACCAATTTGCATTTCTGTAAAAAGACCAGATTTCCAATTATTAGCTACTTTATTTTTTTCAGATTCCATAAGTAATCTGGATTGTTTTAATGTGGCTAAATTAATAGTTGAAAGAGAAGCGTTTCCTTTTTCTAAAAATCTTTTTTTAACAAAATTATTTTCATTAACTAATTCATTATCAATAATAGATTGAATTGTTTCTTTTCCTTCTTTTAAAAAATTAGAAGATGCTTCACTAGGAAATGGGTTTTTAGAATGTTTATCAAAAGCATCATATAATTTAGGTAATAATTTATTTTCATAATCTAATGATTTAATTTTAGCTTCTTCTTCTCTTTCCTTAATATAATAATTAGCTAATGCCGATTGTGCTTTAGTAAAAATATCATTAGTAATTGGAACTTGAAAAGAAGTTTTAATGCTTGGTACTTCAGCTGTTGGTCTTGCTTGTGCTTCAAATGTAGGTATCTTTGGCATATATTATTCCATTGCTGGATTTTGTTTTGTTCCAAAAGGTTTTAAATAACCACCCATTCCAAGTAAACTTGTTCCAGTTTGCATTATAGTTCCTAATTGTGCAGTTCTTGCCTGTTGTCTAGCAACTTGTCCCTGTATTCTAAAAAAATTAGCTTCTTCAAACTTTCTAGCTTGACCAATTTTAGCATTATATTCCATAATATTTCTTTCTTTTTCAGCTTCTTCTGCGTTTGCTCTTAATACTCTTAATCCTGTTCCAGATAAATCAGCACCTGTTTTTAAAATTCTAGTTGTAGTTTGTCCCTGTAATTGTGAAAATTTTTGATCAAATCTAGCTATATCAAATTCTAATTGTTTTTCAATCTGTGCAGCTTCTTGTTCTGCAATTTGAGCATTTCTATTTTGTATAGCTTGGTTATATTTACCAGCAGCACCTTGCTGTTGGTATTGCATAGCACCTAAGCCACCGACAATTAAATATGGTACAGCTGGTGCCATTAGAAAATCCTCGCAAATCTATAATGATCAGAACCATCAAAACCATAGTTCTTCATTAATCCTTCGTTTGTTAATCCCATCCATTTAGCAAAACGAATGCCAATACCAAAATCTGCTCTTACAGCAGTTTGTATTCTTTTAAAATTATGAGCTTTAGCTAATTCTTCAAAATTCTTTTTAATTGCACGAGCAATAGTAATAGGATGATTCCAAATATCATAAGTTGCAAGAACCCAACCTTCTCCAACATTACCCCATATTCTTTTAATACCAGCTGAAGCAACAATCTTTCTATTAACTGCACCTGTAAATGCTAATCCATTTTCTTCTAAATTCATACACTCAGTCATATTGTCATTAGCTAAAAAATTTGCATCTAATTGCATAAGTTTATGATTCATTTGAGATTGCATAATAATTTTACCATGATCTGAAATGTAAGGTATTATGACTAATCTATCCTTATCTTCTTCTGGTATATAATAAATATCTGAATTAGTCATTTGTTATTAATTCTGGGTATAACGATAAAACTGTTAAAGGTAAAGGTTGAGTTTGACGTACATAAATAAAACCATCGGTTTCATAGTTACCTCTAAACTCTACTTCCTTATCACCTGTAAATACTGGGATAGCTTGATCCATAGGTGTTGCAGAAGATCTAAATGGAATGGATTCCATATTATTTAAATCTGGACCAACTTCAACGCCAACAGATTCATATAATCTAATAGAGATATTAAATATTCTTTTTGTCTTAGCTTGAGATGTACCATTTTGAGCTCCAGCATCTAATCTCATAGTTTGTAATAGTGATGTATATTTTAATCCAACTTTAACTTTAGTAGATGATCTTGCTAAAGTAATAGATCCACCAGATACAGTTCTGTCTGGATGTGTTGCACCATTTGCAAGAACAGATACAGTTTGTCCCTCAAGATGATCTAATCCAGAAATAGTAGTAGTTGCAGATCCAGAATAAGCAAGTTGTGAATCTAAGAAATTAAAGTTTGTATTATCTGTTTCATCAAAATCAAATTGATTAATGTATTCAACATAACGTCTTGTTACACCATTAATGGTACGTTTAATAATAACCCATGTTTGATATTCTTTATCATCTGTTGGAATGGTAGCTATGGATTCGCATACTGCAATACCTGTTCCAAATGCACCACCAAATATATGTTTATGCCAAGCAACAACTTGTTGTTCTCTTTGATAAGTTAAACCAACTAATCTTCCATCTTCTCTTACACACCAAATAACTTGATTAGGCTCTTGTTGGTAAGACATAGAATTAATTCCAGTTTCTGAAATATGCTCAGCAAGAATAGTCATGTCAGGTGCAACATAACCATCAACATCAAAGTTATATGCTAGTTCTCTAATCTTTCTTTTAGCACGTTGCAAAAATAAAGTTACGTTACCTACTGGTATAGCGTCTATATTTGCACAACCATGATTAGATTGTTTTTTAATTAATATATTTGTTGGAGTTACAGGATCATCTGTACCACCACCTGATACTGAAAATTCTCCACCTACTGTGCCAACGATTAGTGTTCGTGTTGCAGATAAAAATCTAATTGCATTAACCTGGTTAGAAGCGATTGTATAAATAATTGCATCATCATCTGCTACTGTTCCATGATAATTGTCATCCATGTTTTCATAATCACCTGATTTAGAAAAGAATAAAGTTTGTGGTTGATGTTCAGTTCCTGCAAATACTAATCTTTGTTCATAGAAAGTTACGCAAGAAGGATAGCCTGTATATTCTGACCACGCACCTAAAGCCCAGTCAGTATCTGCAGTGGTCTTACCTAAATCTGCAATAACAGTTCCAACAACTACTGTTGTAGATGTAATAGATGTAATTTCAAAATGACCAGTATTAAAATGTACTAATCTTCCAATATCAGCAGATGTAAAACCATTACCATCATTAATGCCAGTTACTGATGAGAATGTTGCTGTAACAGTATCACCAACACTTTTGTGTGATGGTGTCATTGTTGTTGTTGTAATATTGTGATCTAAGAATGGTCCATTAGAAAAATCAACATCTGTAATAGTCCAAGAAGTATGACCAGTTCTTGATAATTTTCTTGGTGGAAAATCAGGATGACAAATGTACATAACGTCAGCTGATTGAGCAAATTTTAAATCTGCTAGATCTGCAGTTTCATAAGTTGTTGTTAATGTATAAACTCTATTTGCAACTCCACCTGATACATAAGTTGTATAACCAGATGTATTAACATTGTTGCCATCTATATCTTGTAATTCAAATGTATTTGTTGCAACGTTTGCAACTTTAAATCTTTTGCCATTTACTTGTGTCATTCCTACAACACCAGAAATAACAACTGTATCTCCATTAGAGAAACCATGTGAGTTTGCTGTAACAACACCAGGATTAGCTTGTGTAATTCCTGTTATTGTTTTATTGGATTCTAATATTGAACCACTATCTTTATAGAAACGAATATAATTATTTCCAAATTCTAAAATGTAAGTTTGTGTTGTTGAAAATTCAAAAGGAATTAATCTTGTAAATGCTGATGATGTTTTAACTTCAGCTACAAATGATGTACCTGGTCTTCTAGCTGCAGATCCATGAGGATAGACAACCATGTTTTGTAATGTCTTACAACCAGATGCGTATTTAGTTAGATCATTTCTACCATCTAAACGTGGTGATAATTCTCCACCTGTAAAGTTTGTTAATTGAACAGCAACTCTAGCCATGGTTTTTAAAACCTAGAGTTAATAAACGTATTTGAATCTACTACAGATGCCATACCCATTTCTTGATCTGTATTGTATCCTTCTGTTGAATCTACGAATCTAGCATCTTTTAATTTCTCTTGATACAATGAATACATTTGTTGAGCTACTGGATTAGATGAAGTTACTGCATAAGCAATATCAGCAGCTAACGCAGCACTTAAAACTTCTCTTAGTAATTGATCATATTCGTTAGGATCTTCAACTCTTGATATGTATAATATTTTCATAGAAGATGAATGAGATAAAATCTTTCTTCCTTCTACAACGTGATCAGATTCATAATCTAAAATTTTAATTAATCTTAAACAGTCTGATGGTAATGTAAATTGTTTTGTAAATCCCCAAGCTGGTGCTTCTGTATCAGCTGGTAGTTGAACTCGTTTTAATAAACAGTTCCAAGGATGATGTCTAAATACTGCATCTCTTACATTTAAATATCTAGCATTGCAAAGTCTTGCATTTTTAGAATCTTCTGTAAGTGTTAAGATTGTAGATGCACCTAATTGATTTAAAGCTCCATTACAAATTTCTACTACTGATGCCATATTAATCTTTCTTTATAATATATTTACGTCTTAATTGTCTAGGTTTAACCAATGCAAAGATCTCAGCTTCTGTAAGTTCTAAGTCTTTATCAAAACCATGATGTGCAGTTGATGTATATTTAAATCTATCAACTAGAACATAACGATAGATATAATCTTTATTTTGGAAATGTAAAATGGTTTTTGGTTCGTTGATTTTTTTCATGATTGATAGTGGGGATTTTACTCCCCACTATAAATATCTCTTTTAAATTAAGCTACTACGTAAAAAATAGCGATTTTAAAAGTACCAGTTGATGTACCGCCAGTAGTGATAATGATATCAGTTTCTGCTGTATATTCATAACCAAAACCATCAATAGCATTCAATCTAGTGATTGTTGCTGCAGAGTCAGTTGCAGTTGATGTGATAAATCTATCGTCATCAGTTGCATCACCAACTTTAGCAGTTGTGCTTGTACCCATGTCATCAGCTTGAAGGATTACATCATATACAATCGCACCAGCTGGTAATGTAGCTACAGAAATAGATCCTGCTGCTAAAGAACTAGCTTCGTACGTATCGTACTGAACTCGTAATTTTCCACCCCATTTAGATACGTCAACCATATCTTTTGGTGTGTTCTGACTTAGTTGGTAATTTACTCCATTAGCCATAGTGTTCTCCTATTTGTTAGTTATTATTCGTCGCACGCAATTTCGACAACTTTTTCTTCTTCCATACGAGTAGCACCGATGCTCATAGAGTAGTAAACTTGAGTGCTGTATGATTTGTCAGCTCTCTCGTCTATTCTAGCTACAACATCTTGACCAACTGCTAATTTAATAGCGTCAGCTGTGAATGCGTATACAAGTCTGTCGTCTGTATTTGTTGCGTCAAATTTTAATCTGTTAGACACAATGAACTTAAATCCTAGGAACGAATCTAATTGTCCCTGAGCTAGAGCTTTAACAGTGTTAAAGTCAGAAGATTTAACTTCAGTTGTATTTAATAGATCACTAATTTGAGTTGGTCCACACACGATGAATCTAGGTAAACTAGGATCAACGTCTGCTAAATCCAATGTCTTTTTAGCCGCTAAAAGTTTAGCAACTGTTAAGCCATCAGTTTGGTTTGAACCACTGTATGGTTTTTGTCCAGCTGGAAGTGCAACAGAAGTAGATCCTGTTTCTCCAGTGTACGCAGTACCACCTAATGCAGCGATGATTACATCGTCCATAGCTCTTCCCATAGCAGCAGCCGCAGCTTTTGCGTAAGAAGAAGTTGGATCAATTAATAATCTAACTTTATCTGCATTGTCTATTAGATCAGCCCACTCGTAATCTGCAAGACTTACTCGTCTTCTAGAGTGTGGCGTATCAATCTGTGGAGTATCAGCGTGTCTAGAAGCTCTTAGAACAGCAGTTGTTTTACCAACTTGATCAAAGAACGCATTCTTTCCTACTACTGACTCAACATCCACAGCTCCTCTTAGTAATGATCCCATTTGCTGAGATAACATTTGTACGTTTGAACTGTACTGCTGTACAAAAGCAGTTGTTATTTGATTTGACATAGTGTCATTTCCTTTATGTTAAGTTAAGTTTAAGTTTTAGTTTCAGAAAGTTCCCCACCAAAAGATAGGCTATCTTGCATTTAACGACTGTTAGTCGGTTGTCTTTCCAACAGGCATGTAAGGTTCTAATAGAATTGTCTTACAATTTCTAAGGTAACTTAATTAAAAGTCACCCTAGAAATCGCAATATATCAATTTTGAATTGATTGCAATAGAATTATTGAGTTAATAATTCTCTTAATGCAAGTACTTGATTAACCACTTTATTGTGGTTAGGGTGCATTTTATTCCAATAAGCACCTTGTTTATCAGATGTTAATTCATCTATTTCTCTTTCAATATCTCTACCTTGAAGAACATTATCAGCTTCTGTACCGATAATTTTATCTTCAGATAATAGATTAGCAATATTAGCAAATGCTTTGATGATCTTTGGATTATCACCTAATCTAGATCCATCTCTTAATTGAGTATCAAGAAGTTCTGGTTCTAAATAAGTTTGAGCAACATTTGCAGCTTTTCTCAAGTTGTCATCGTATGCTCTTCCCCATTCTGATCTTAAAGCGTTAGTAGCTTCAGCTTGTGCAGTTTCCATATTCACTGACATTTCTTTTGCTGAGCCTTCTAATGTTGATTTATAAAACTCTAGAATACCTTGAGCTTGTTTATTATTTAAACCTAGCTTGTGAGCATTCTGTGCGAATCCTTTGATTATA